ATTATCAAAAAGAGTTATTACCTTTTTATATCTTTTCTTAAGGTATTCAATTACGTGCGGCTTAATCATAGTATTCTCACTATCAGGTGCAATAACTTCTATATTGTAACCAATACTAGCTAAACACATTGCATCTTTTAGGGACGCACATATTACTAAATAAGGTTTATCATATTTAAGTTGATCATAACCTTGGAGATGGCTTGTTACTTTATGAAACTTATGCTTACTATAGGGTTGGTATATTTTATATAAATCTCCATTTTTATCATAGTATCCATATAAATATTTACCTTCTATCTTTAAGCTTTTAACTTTATAGTCTTCTTCTTTAACTAAGTCATAATATTCTATAGGTCTAACATTATACTTATCAAGTAAAGTTTTACCAATATTAAACTGTAACCAAAAAGATGCATCATCTTCTGTCCACTCTGTATTTTTAACAAATTGGACTTGCCATTTAGGCTGGGGTTTAAAAGTTATTTCCTCAAAACCTCCTGCTTTTACATGAGCATTGTAATCACTTGTTATCTTTTGTGATGCTTCAGGAAAACTTATATCAAACATTAGTTTAACTAAGTCTACTTTATTACCATTCTTACCGGTTGAGAAGTCTTTAAATTTATACTGCATAGATGCTTTATTAACATATATACAAAAACTTGGTGTCTTCTCTAATGGATTAAAGATTGATTTAATCTTTACGTCCTGGCCTATTAGGCGTTCTGATAAGTTTAAATAATATTGGAATACCCAATAACTTGGTACATCTGAAGGATTAAGAACTAAATTTTTTGTGCTAAACATTCAAATTATTATTAATGTAAATCAAAGGGTGGTCCTGGATTAAACCGGTCAACCAGAAACACCCACCCTTATCATTACTGATTCAACTACAAATCAAAATCATCTCCTGTAGCTACACTAGGTTCAAAATTACTTGTTGTAGCACTTTCCTTCTTAATTAAAGGTCTGAAGTGTTGTTTGTTATTTGCATCAAAGATCAAAATCTTAGAATTTTCTACATCAACTTCTTCTAGAGGCACTCCTGCTTTACTTCTTTTAGGTAAGAACAAGTCATTGTTTATATAACCTTCTTTGTTTTCCCACTCACGTGCACCTAAGCAAGCATTAAGATAACCTGTATTAGAGCATACCTTAGCAGCCTTAATCATAAAGTCTTCAATAGTGTTTGCTTCAATAGCATCAAGTTCAGTTCTCTTACCAACTACTTCAGATAGAAATACCATAGCTTTTAATACTTCATTATCTCTTTTGATTTCATTACCATTATCTAAAATAGTATCTTTATATGGGTATGGTGAGAATCTTACTCTACCTACCTGGCCTTCATAACGTTCTCCATTAGGATTATTTAAATCTTTCATGAATCCATTAAATTCTCCTTCCATAGGTTCACTTTCTACATGCAATGTAATATTGAATGCATCAGAATCATATGGTGTTTGATCAAATGTAATTGAATTAATCTTTACTTTTTGATTACCTGTTCCAATTACTGGTTTTGTTCCGCCTGAACCGGCAGACATGTCTTTAGTACTTAACATAGTTTACTTTTTTTAATTGATTTATAATTACTCTTCATATTTTTGCATGCATTCTTTTACATACGCTAGGTCATTGGGGATAAAAGAATCCTCAAACATACCCATTGGTGATTTACATGTGTTCTCTCCTGAGTTCTGAGTTTCAAAACCATATTCAAGTTCACCATCATCATTTTTATTTACTTTTCCAAATAAGACTATAGAAAATAGGCCTTCCAAAGTTAAAGTATTATCTATCATTTTACCAATAGTCTTAGCTTTAATTTTTCTATTCCCATTAATATCTGTAGAATCTTCTGAGTGTGTTAAAAATATAACAGTAAGGTCATCTCTTAAGTCTTTAGGCATTTTAGCAACTGTTGCTAAGTTAGCCGCTATCTGTGTAAACTTATCATAACCTTTCTCATTAGCTCTATCAAAATACTCAAACGAGCTCATATATTGCCAGTCATCAACCACTAGGGTTTTGATGTGTGACATTTTCTCATCTACATGCTTAATTGCTTTTATAATACCAGCAGCCGATGCAGCAGAAGTAATATTACCTTTTGGATTATCCTTACTAATTTGAGTATACTTACTTTTGTATCCTCTGAAGGGTAAAGGTTTATTTGCAATATTTATAATGAAAGTTTCTTTAGGTTCTAATGTCCTAATTGAGGTAGACTTTCCGGTACCTGAGTCAGCAATGACTAATACACTTTGTGCCATATTTATTTAATTAATTTATTGATTACTTTTGTTAATGATTGTAAAGTCTTATTGATATCTTCTAACTTTTCTATCAGCGGGTCATATATCTCAAACGTCTCATCTGGATTAGGTAAACTAGGATTAGCAAAATCTAATATTTGTTTGCCTCTACTAGTTACATCATTTATTACTTTAAGTTCATTAACCGGGATCATATGTCTTACAAACCCTGAACTAGAAGTAATAAGTTCATATTCTTCTTTCCAATGTGGATTATGTTTCAAAAGATATAATGTTCTTTTAGGATCTTCTGAGTCATAGTCTATACTAACAAATTCTGTGTATATATCATGTTCTTTTTCCATTTCACTGGGGAAGAAACTAATATACAATTCATCCTTACCAGATGGTCTATATGCCATCTTAGGAATATATATTGCATTAGGTGTACTTTCTCCTATAAAGTATTCTTGATGCTCCTCTCTAAGTTTTACAACTTTGTCTTTTCTTTCTGTAGGTGTTAAACCCATATTTTCATTATTTATTTTTTTAGTACTTATCATCTTCTTTCTTGTTGTCCTGGTGTAGCCATTTCTTCTATTTGCATTTGTTCAAATTTAGCTTTGAAGAAACTCATTCTTGCATCACCATTTCTGGCTTTAAGAAAATGTAACACCAAGGTTCTATCATTTTCTATGATGTATCTATCAGGTCCATAAAACCTAATTTTTTGCTTTGCTGGTCTATTAATACCTATTAACATATCCGCATGCTGAAGCATTGCATCAGAGCCAAATATATCTGACTCTAGTATATAGTTACCATACTTACCATCTATAGCTCTATCTGGATTGTCTATGTTTCTATTAAGCTGTGATAAAGCAATAAACAAACAAGGATAATCCCTTTTACATTGTGTAAAGAACTCACCTAATTCAAATAACATATCTAATGTGCTATTCTGGTATGGCGCTCTTTTAACCAACATAGTGTGGTCAAGTGTTACCATTGTATTCACACCTTTATGTAATGTCATATATGCATCTATCTGCTCACGCATCTGATTTACAGTCATAGGTGTACTAATTATATCTACAGGATGCTTTACTCTTTCTTTTGCATACTGATGACATCTATTAAGAGTATCAGTTGTTAATACACTACCTGCACTACACAACTCCTTATAAGTCTTACCAGTAATAGAACTAAATTCTCTAATAGCTGAGGTTCTACCCACCATCTCAAACTGAAATTCTAATACTCTAAACTTATCATTAGGGTTAAGTGCAAATGACTCTCTTATTATCTGATCTTTAATTAATGTTTTACCTGAACCAGGTCTACCACCAATAACTGTCAGAGTATTCCATTCTATACCGTCAGTAGCAGCATCATTAAATTTAGGCCACGGAGTATAGATAGATTTTTCTTCTCCAGTTGATCTAGCATACATATATTTAAGTGCTTCATTAAAAGCTGCATACTGTCCAACCCAAGATTCTTTCTTTTTCATACTACATTTTCTTTAAAGTGTTTATCTTCTGTGTCAATACCTTCTAGTATCATATCACAATAGTCTGCTAAAGTAGAAGACTTAACTTTATGTTTGTCTTGCTTACATATAAAATACTGACTGGTCTGCATATACATATAGTCTGTGTCCCTGTACTCATTTACATACATTTCAGTTGCTTTTATAACATCTTCCCAAGCGTGATCATATGTTTCAAAGAACCATCTAAAAG